TACTTTCAACACTAGCCTTATTTAATTCTCCGACAATTATTTTAAAATCTTTAGTAGTTTTTTTTGTTGGTAATGGACAATTAACATATATTTTAAAATCTTTAGTAGCCATAATATATACTCCTATAATTTAGATGTAATAGTAATAATACACTCACCATCACCAACTGCGACTATTTTTCCATCTTCTGTTACTTTGCAAATATCTTCGTTAGAACTTTTAAAATTACACGCTTGAAAAGTATTAGCTGGTTCTAATGTTATTGATTTTCCTATATCCCATATCATACCCTTATTCATTTCTATAAATTCACCACAAGCAACTTTTATATCAGTTGCTTTAGGAGATTTAGGGACAGAGATTTCATGTTTATCTTCATAATCATATATATCGAAATTTGTAAATATAATATCACTTTTAGCTTTTGGGCCTTCAGCCTTATCCCAATCCCACGCATCTCTTTCACCTTCTACCCAACTATCACTCTTTTTATCCCATTTTTGCTTAGTCGCATGACCTATAAAAGCATATTGGCTATAATGATATTGCATGTAAAGGGGGCTATCTGCACTAACTATACTTAAATAACCTGATGCACAGTAAAAAATACAGTAATAAGGATGTAGTCCTTCTGGTAGTTTTGGTAATTTCTTTAATGCCATTATAAGCACCTCCAATTTGATTTAATTATTATTTTTTCTATATTTCCACTAATATCTATAGTATTTTCTCCATTATTTAAAATAGGGAACTCACCATACATTCTATAATTTAAATTTTCTTTATCTTTATAACATTCCATAAGTTGAGAATTTATTGTTATACTATTTTCAACTTTTTCTAATAAAACTTTCTTATTATTGATTAATAATGTAATATCTCCAGTTCCTAAAATGGTTATTTCTGGCACTCCATCATAAGCAAATTCTGGAGAAACTATTTTAGTATTACTGGTTATTTCTATTTCTTGATTTTCTTTATAATATAAAAAAGGCTCTACAATAAAAGTAACTTTAAAAAGTCCTTCACCGTAAAAAGCCTGTTTTTGTAATCCATCTATAGAAATATTTTTAACTTTAAAATAAACATCTTCTTTATCATAAAAAAGTTTATTATCTTTTATTTCATAAAGCCATCTTGAAATAGTATTATATGCTTTAGCTGAATCTGAATAATTAATAACAACTAAATCAAATACTATTTTTCTATCTTGATAAGTTCTATATTTTCTTATCAATGATCCATTTCTACCTTGTATTTTATATTCTTTAATATCTTCTAATGAAAAAGGAATAGAAGGTAAAGAAGCTACCCCTATTCCTAAATCTTTTAGTGAATCTTTATTATTAAATATTAAGGTATTTAAATTCATTTATATGCCACCTCTATTTAATCTAGCTAATTCTACTGATAATGCAGGAGCTGTAACTCTTGCTAATACTCTTGTATCTGCTTTTAAGATTATAGTATTTTCAGAATTAGCTAATGCATCTATTAATTTATCTATCTTATCTGCTAATTTATCTATATTGGAGTTTCCTCCATTTTCATTAGCATTTTTTATACTATTACCTACAATAGCATCTAATTTACTTATTGGCGTTACGGCTTCTGGCTCTGCTCCTTCTCCAATCATGGCTAAGGTAGCACTATTTACTATACCACCTTCGGCCAAAAATGGTATTTTAGGGAGATTAACGCCAAAATGTTTACCACCAACTAACGGAACCCAGTCTGGAGCTGTAAAACTAATTTTATTTAATCCATCTATAGCCATATTAACTAATGCAATGACAGCATTTAAAGGAGCTTTAATTACAGCACCTAAACCGTCCATAATTCCACCAAAGATATTAACAACCCCACTCCATGCCTTGCTCCAGTTACCTGTAAATACTCCAGTTACAAAATCTATTATTCCACTAAAGATCCTTTTGATTGCATTGAATATATTTGATATATTCTTAAAGAATCCATTTATTATATTTCCAAATACTCCAAATGATTTAATCCAATCTGTAGTAAATATTCCAGTTAAAAAATTAGAAAAGTTAGTAAATATAGAAGTTACAGCACTCCATACTTTATTTACTCCATTACGGAACCATTCGCATTTATTGTATAAAGTAACAAATACTCCTGCTAAAGTTAAAAGTATAGTAATAACTAATCCTATAGGATTCATACGCATAGCTAGGTTTAAAGCTTTTTGTGCTATTGTCATAGCTTTAGTTGCAGCTGTTACAGCTATTTGAGCTGTTTTATAAGCTATCATTTTAACTTTATTAGCTACCCATATAGCACCATTTTTAATAGCCATAGCTGTATTTTTAATAATCTCTGCTGTAAATTTAACAACTGATTTTATACAATTTAATAAACCTTTCCCCAATGCAGCTAATCCTTTTCCTGCACTCTTTATTAACTCTAAAGTAAACTTACCTATATTTTTAATACATGTAGTTAATCCTTTACCAAATTTACCTAATAAATTAATACCGTTTTTTGTTGCTTTTCCAAAGTTTTTAATAGCTTTTATGCTTCCACTTATTCCTTTACTAAATAATTTAAATCCATTTGATATTGAACTTATAGCCTTAACCATTTTTGAAAATGCTAATAGTAAAGGAAATATTCCTGCTACCAATCCTGCTATTACTATAATAGTTTTTTTAGTGCCATCACTCAAACCATTAAATTTATTAATAATATTAGTTAACATACCTATTAATGGAGTTAAGCATAATAAGAATTGCCCAAAACTGGTTAATAAATTCTGTACTGATTTACCTAACGTTTTAGAACTATTAGCAGCACTATCGCTTGTCCTCATGTAGTCCCCTTGTGCATCTTTAGTTTTTGACATTACATAGTTATATCTTAATTGTACTTTTTCAGCTTCGGTTAATTCTACTTTTTGTCCTTGAGTAGC